TACACGAAGATGGCTTCGTTTCTCGATGCGGCGTTCGATGAGGCCGTCCAGAATCAAGCCGACGTACCCGAACTCAAAGAGATTCAGTCCTCGCTCGACTATCTGGCCGGGTTGCAGTGGAAGGAGAATATGCCTTCCTACCGGGCCAAGCCGGTCTCAAACGAGACACTCTCGATGTTTTGGGAAACCGTGGGGTTGCTGACCGACGTAAAGCCCATGTTCCAGATCAGCGACTTAGGGAGTGACGGAAACTACTCACAGGTCGAATCCATCCTCAACCGCATGGCTAGGGGATGGGCCAAGCAAACCAGCTTTGAAAAAACTTTGGCCTTCTGCACCATGTTTGGGATGCTGACTTCGGCTCCAGCTAAGGTCTATTGGAACCCGTTCGCCAAAGGCCATTCGGGAGACGTGACGGACGGGGATATTGCCTTTGAGTTTATGCCACCCTCCAATCTTCTTCGTTTAGGGGAGTGTGGAGAAGATATTCAGCAAGACGAATGCGTGATCTACCGCAAGATGCGGACTTTGGAATGGATCAAACGGGCGTATCCAAGAATGGGGCCGCTGGTCAAACCGGAAGAAAGGGCCAGTAAGTACACCGCGAATCTCCAATCTCCAGTCACGGTTTCCCCGCAGTTCTACCCTCAACTCTCTGGGGGAATGGCTAGGATGATGGGGGTAGGGGAGAAGAACTCGATTGAGTCAGTCTACCCCAAGGCCGAGGTTCGGGAATTCTGGATGAAGGATAGCACCGTCAATGAATCCGGAAATGTGATCTGGATGGGTCCGGAAGGGGCGTTTTGGAGATATTCAGTCAAGCCGGGACAGAAACTCTATCCCCGTGGCCGAGTCGTGATAAGAGCGAATGGAGTGACACTGTACGACGAACCGAATCCCTACTTCCACCGCAAGTTCCCCTTCGCAGTTTTGGGGCTATATTCCGTGCCTTGGCAGACTTACGCAATGTCTGTAGTAGGGCCGTGGTGCAAGCAGCAAGACGTATTGAACCAGATTCTCGCGGGCGTCTTACAGTGCGTCAAGAAGGCCATTAACCCCCCACTTCTGGCCGCGAAATCCGCAATTCATCCCGAAGCTCTCCGGGCGATTGACAGTTCCAAGCCGGGATTGAAGGTGAGCTACTCACAAAATGCTCCGCAGCCGCCAAGCTGGGGACAGCCTCCCAATATCGGAACCTACCCGCTTCCGGTTTACCAGATGATCTTGAAGTCGATGCGGGAGATGAGCGGAGCCTCTGCCATGGGGGATGCAATGGGCAAGAAGCAAGTTCCCGGTGGAGACACGCTGGACCGGATCAGCTTTGCCAAAACCACCCCAATCCGCATGATGGGCCGCAATATGGAGTCGTTTGTTAATGATGTAGGAATGTTGTGGACCGGGGATGCGTTGCAGTTTTACCACGCAGCACACAGGATGGAGATGCTAGGACCGAAGGGGTTGGTCAAAGAGGACATGGACACCAATCCCGGCTCCCTGATTCCCGAAGGAATAAATTCGGAAGCCTTCGTTCGCAGGTTCCACTTCTGCTCCGACAAAGGTACGTTGCTCAACGTGCAGCGCCAGGACAAAATTCAGGTATCGTTCGCACTTCGCAAGAACAAAGACCTCTCGCGTAAGAAGCTGTTCGAGACGCTGGATTGGAACATCAACCTCAAGGAAAACGACGAAGAGTTGGCCGAAGAAGCCAAACAGATGGCGCAGGCGATGGCTGCCGCAGGGGTGCAACCGGGTCATGGAGGGAAGAAATAGATGCTGCCACTTAGCGGAGAGAAAGACACACGGTTTGAGACTGAAGATGCTCCCCGGATTCTGGATGCGGTAAGGCAGGCCCGTCAAGCCAAGTCGCCATCCTCAGTAACGATCACGGTTGACGGGAATGGTGGGGTCACAACCGTCATGCTGGAAATAAAAAAGCGCATCAAGTGAAGATTTTTCTTTTCACAAGTATTTTGTAGTTGCGGACTTGTAGAGAGTGGCATAACAATCATTACAGTGAAGGGCAGAGAATGATTCCTCCGGCAACGGTCGGAGTCATACAGCCACAGGGAACGTTCCTGTGGCCTTTTCTTTTGCCTCGAAACTAGACCTCCGTAACGGGAGATCGCATTGGCGGTGGAAGGCCGCCCGGTAGCAAGTACTGTACTGAAAATAAAACCTTGAGCGATGGACTCGGAAAGGAGACTACCCATGATCGGACGCCGTGGCGGACGCAAGGGAAAAGGCCGTAAGCATGGCCGCAAGTAGTTCAGTGGCCGGGTGAACCGGCTGGATGGAAGGGGTAGTCTTCGGGCTACCCCCTAACCTTACCAAAGAGAGGCCACTTGAAAATGGCAAAGTCAATGGACAAGAAGACCGGGATGAGCGAGACGATCCCTTGCGGCGGGCACTACGTCGATACCAAGGCTCCTTCGCTTCCCAAAGGCATGTTTCAGGCCGTGGGCACCTTCACCGATGAAGGCGACATGACCTCGGTGAACCCCAAGGGAACCAGCGTCAACAACAAGACCGGCAACATGCAGACGGGCGAGAAGGTCTAAATGCCAGCACTCGAACGGCCCCCGATGTCACCGCAGGCCCAAGCACAAATGGGACCGCCCGGAGGTCCAGCCTTCGGCGCAGGTATCGGTCAGGCCCAGCAGCAGCAGGACAAAAGCCCGGAAGAAGTCGCGGTCTCGACCGTGGAAAAGATTCTGATGGGCGTGCAGTCCGATACGTTCCGGCCTTACGTAATGAAAGCCTTAGCTACTCTGAAGGTAGGGTTGGCGATGGCACAGCAAAAAGGGCCACAGTCGGCAGGGATGAATCAGCCTCCACAACCAGGCGCAGGTGGTCCGGGTGGTGGACAAGGGCCGATTCCTTTGCCACCCATGCCGGGGCAGATGCCCGGTTAAATGAGAACCGCTAGATCGTAGCGCACCAGACCTCTGACCGAACTCCGCAAGGGAAGCAGAGAAGGAGCAACGAGCGATGGCAGTGAAAAGTTTGGAAGAAGTATTGGGTCAGCTCAGTGCTGACGAAAAGAAGCTCTTTGACAGCACCCTAACCAAGCATCCAGAACTGAAGGAAGGTTGGCTCCGGCAGGACGACTACAGCCGCAAACTCAACGAGTTCAAGTCCAAGGAAAAGGACTTCGAAGAGGCCCAAGCCGAAAAGGCGAAATACGACGAGTGGGCCGACAGAACCATCCCCGTTTGGAAGAAACTCGCAGAACAAGGCATCGTGGACGAGGAAACAGGCGAGGAACTCTGGACGAAGCAGAAGTCCGAACTGGAACAGCAACTCGAAGAGGCCAAGAAGGCGGCACTCGCAGGAGGCGACATGGACCCCAAGGAACTGGATCGGCGTGTAACGGAAATTGTGAAGGCCAACGGAGGCGTAACCAAAGAAGAGATGGCAGCCCTGATTCAGAGCGAAGCCAAGAAGCTCGCCTCGGAAGTCTTTACGGAGCAGTGGCAGGGCAAGGAAAAGGATTTCAACGAGAAGACTATTCCCTTCGTGGCGGGTTTCTCAGCCGGAACGGCGGTGGTTGCCAGCCAGTTCGAAAAGGAAACCGGGGAAGCTTGGACCAAGGAACGGCAGGCACAGATGTTTGAACTGATGGCAGCGAAGAAGAACTTTGATCCCTTCGCGGTCAAAGAAGAGTTGATTGCTCCGTTCAAGGCCAAAAAGGATCAGGAAGCCGAGATCGAGCGCCGGGTTCAGGAACGCTTGCAGGCAACCAAAGGTTTGCCGGAATCGGGCGATGAGACGTTTATCCCTGAAGCCGAGAAAGCCAAAGGTGCCTTGCGTCAGATGCTTGACAGGAGTGCGGAAGCCGAAGGCGACACCATGACCTTGATTATGAACAAGGCACGGGAAGCCGGATCGCAGATGCGGTCAGAAGGCAAAGTTTAGTAGTCCAAATTTTGGATTTGAGAGCTGGACGGAAGCTCACGAGCAGAGCCGTTCAGAGTACAGTATCAATCGGAAAGCCATTGAGAGCAGAGTCCGATTGAGCTTGAGGAAACGGCAACAAGCCGACATTTAAGTTCAAGGAAACAGGAGACTTATGGCTCTTAATTGGAACGATCTCACGGGCAAAACCAACGACATGATCGTGCCCTACCTGACGGACTCGGTTTACAAGAACAGCCCAGTCCTGACCCGGTTGAAGTCGAAGCGGCGCTTTGATTTCACGGGCGGCAGAACGATCATGCACAACATCATGTACGCCGAATTGAAGGGCGGAGCCTACCAGCGCGGTCAGGCGTTCGATACTTCAGCGGTGGAAACCGACACGGCGTTGCAGTTCAACGTCAAGAACTACTACGTCAACGTCACCATCTACGGCCAAGATCAAGTCCTGAACCGTGGCCCGGAAGCCGCGATGAGTTTTGTGGCTTCCAAGATGATTAACGCCTCCGGCAAGATGGCAAAGCTGCTCGGTGTCAACATCTACGGCGACGGCGGCTTGACGCCTTCGGCGGGTTCTTCGCTGAACTCGACCATCGACTTGGACGGCTTTACCGCCGCGATTGACGATGGCACCAACTACCCGATCTACGGCGGCATCACCCGTTCGAACATCGCAACGGGAGCCAACAACGGCATCAACGCCTACTACGCCAATCCTTCGGCGTTCTCGCTGGGCGCGGTGCAGACGGCTTACGGTTCGGCATGGTTTGGCGTGGAAAAGCCGGATATGCTGGTGACCACTCAGCCGGTGTGGGATGCCTTCTGGAACAAGTTGCAGCCTCAGCAGAGGTTCAACGATGAGACTTCGGATGTGCATGTCGGCTTCCGCAGTTTCTTCTGGAACGGCGCACAGGTGGTGGTGGATCAGTACCTTCCGGTTTTGGCCGGAAACTACACCATGTACGGCCTCAACACCTCGTACATCTACCTGTACGTCTCCGACATTCCCAAGTACCAGTTCGGCTTCTCGGGATGGAAAGAGGCACAGAGCACGGATGACGTGGCTGGTCAGTACTTATTCGCTGGCGACATGATCGTGAGTGCGCCTCGTTTAATGTTCAGACTGGTTTTCCAGAACCTGTAAAGAGAGGAGAGGTAAAGAAATGGCGTTTTTCAATGTAAGCAACCAGCTTCTCCAGATCGACACAGGGGTAGTGCGGACCTATCTGTATAACCCTA